GTTTATCATAACTTGGCCATTTTGGTTGATTGTCGGATTACCGAGAGGATTGAAACAATTTATGGTTAGTAGTATATTAGACTGATGACCGACTTTCAAAAAAGAATATATAACTCCCATCTCGCCATCTCTCGTAAGATGCGCGATAAACCATTTCGTATCCGCAAGGATTTCTCCAATATGGATCAAACCAAGTTAGATCGTCTTACATCTTTGGAAAGATTCTTCAACAGCTATCAAAATATTAGAATTGATGATTACTTCACTGCCCCTTACGCAATTTTTGAAGATGATGATTACTTCGATCTGGAATTCTTTCTCACATCCAAGGCTAAAAAAGCTTATAGCCAATACATGAAGAAGATTGAGATGGATGATCCCGATTCCGAAAGCTCTCTCAAGCGTTTGGCGGATAGTCTCAAATTTGTTAAAAATTTCTGCAAAGAAAAGGGCTTGACTTTGGAAGAATATCCCTTATATACTGAGGAGTCGCTACCTTGCATGATTGACCATTTAAAGAACCATCACATTAACATGTATTGTCTTCACGCATTGGGTGTTTCAAAAATCGAGGTAGAGAATCGGATTCTGGATTTTATATTCTCTGATTTTTGGATTACATTCCAGAAGACAAGGAATAAATACTTTCTCAGTAAAAAAATGAAGGATTTTGGAAAACTTGCGATAACAAAAATACAAACACGATTAACATGAAAGACGATAGACAAAAATTATTATTAGACGACCTTCCGAATGAATACACCGACTTGAAAAAGTGGTTTTCCCAAATGAAATTTGGATATGAAAACATTTTTGCTTTGGTAAATGAAGAGTCGGTAACGTTAAAATTATTTACAGATGAAACTGAATTTTCTATCAATGCCAAAATGTTGAAAGAAAACGGTGATAGTTATTTAGGCTGCACATCTTCAGCTAGAAAACCTCTCGTTGGTGAGACATGGACAAGAGGTAGTGATCTATATGATGGGAAATACAGTGAAGACACATTCAACAGAATCATGGTTGATATTGTTGGACATTCTCTTAAACCAATCGAAATTAAAATTAATTCTCAACAAAACAAACAAAATAACTAAAATATGAGTACAACAAAACAAAAAACAAAATTCGGAGCAGCTATGTTCGATTCGATCAAAGCGGCATTAAACAAGAGCAACGATTCATCGGGAGGTCAATTCTCCAATATCATGAGCTTTCCCGCAGGAAACACCTACACGCTTAGGTTGATCCCCAACGTGGAAGACCCTGAGAAGAGTCTGTTCCATCATTGGGTGCATGGATTCACCAGCAAGGCAAGCGGTAAATACATGAGCTTTCTTGGTCTTCAAACCATGGGAGATCGTGATCCGATTTCGGAGCTTCGGTGGAAGCTTTTCAAAAGCTGGAAGGAACAAAATCCCAAGGCTGAGAACAAGGACTATAGTGCGGAAATCTCCCAAAAGGAGCAATGGCTTGTGAATGTCTATGTGATCAACGATCCTGCAAAGCCAGAGAACAACGGCACTGTGAAGATTCTTCGCATGGGGCCACAACTCAAGAAGATCATTGACGAAGCTACGGAAGGTAATCGTGCCGATGAACTTGGTTGGGACATCTTTGATCCTACCAAGGGACATGATTTCAAGATTGTGGCAGAGAAGAAGGGGGAATATACCACGTTTGAATCTTCGCTTATCACCACCAAGTCCAAGACTACTCTGGATGAAGAAGAGATCGAAAAGATTTGTTCGGAAATCCATGATCTGGAAGCGGTTTATTCCGTGAAGACTTATGATGAGCTTCAGGACGTTCTCAATGAACACTTCTTTGTTGGGGAGGAAAAGGAAGAACGCAAGCCCCTTGCTAAAGCCAAGCAGGAAGCGGCTAAGGTTGAAGACGACGATGATGATATTCCGATGGTTCACGAAGAAAAGAAACCAGCGGCAAAATCCAAGAAAGTGGAAAAGCAGGACGACGACATTGACGAACTCCTTGCCGGACTTGATGATTAACCTGATTCCCTCCCCATCAAGTCGGTGGGGAGGGTTTCCTTTTTAAAAATATGAATCCAGAAATACCAGAAGAATTTTTAACTATGGCTGCTCTGTTGGGGGAGAGTTCTAACATTGATTCATTAATGATTCAAAATCCCGGACAATTGGCTACTAACACCAACACACTCAAACGAGGTATTGTGGAATACCAAGAGCAACAGAAGCGGGAACGTATTCAACCACAAGCACAACCAACCCATTATTATGGTGAAACGGGATCAACAGCGGTTCCCGTTTATATCCCACCCCAACCACTTCCACAAGTTCCCCAATATGCTCCCATGCCCCAAAAAGTGGATGATGGGCAATTGGAATTGAATCTGGAACCATCCAAGGTGGATATCATCATCAATTTACTGAAAGAAATTTCTGTAAAGTTGACAAAACAGAATAGTATGTTAGAAAAGCAATATGCAGCTAAACCTGAAAAAGAAAGAGTTCCAGTTCTTACTCCAAAGCCTCGGTCAAATCCATGACACTTGTGTTCTGGAACTGAGGGAAGATGGTATTCATGGGATTGCCTCCAGTGAGGACAATTCCATGTTTGCCCATGCTTACCTGTCAGGAGAGTATGAGGAGCAGAATCTCAATCTACCGTCTTTGAAGAAGCTTTGGAAAGCTTTGGATATGGTTTCCTCCGATGATATCAAGCTCAAGCTGAACAATAATCATCTGGAATATAAGGACAAGACCCTGAAGTTCAAATATCATCTCCATGAGGATGGGGTGATCACCAAACCGAAGCTGTCTCTGGAAAAAATTCGTAATTTTGAATACAATCTCCAATTTGATCTGGATTTCGAGTTTCTTTCCAATGTTCTTCAGAAATCATCCATTACAAACACCAACAAGCTCTATCTCTTCACGGAGAATGATTCTCTGGTGTGGAAGCTGGGGGATGAGACTGTTCCCAACAGTGATACTCTGAGCATCGTGGGAGATGAAGTGGATTTTGAATTGGAATCGTTCATTCTGAAGATCGACAATCTCAAGCTGTTGTCCAAGGTATCCAAGACCGGAAACATTTTCAAGATCAATTCCAAGCTTGGAGTCGGCTGCATCATCACTAAAAGTGGGGATTTTGAGATGGAATACATCCTATCGAGTCTTAAAAACTAGAATATAATAAAAATATGGGAATGTATAACAGCTTAACAATAGACGAGAGCATCGATCTGCCCGATCTTCCACCAGAGATTGATCGGAAGAATCTGATATTTCAAACCAAGGATTTGGGAGAAAATCTGATGCTGAATTTCAGGGTGAATTCTGAAGAGAAGCTGGAAATCTTCAGAGAAGAAGGACATTATGTGGAAAATCAAAATATTCCATTCTTTGGTATGGAATTTGTGGTTGAAAGGGAATGGTGGGAACCCCATGATTTCACCGGAGTTGTCGGTATTTACGAAACATATCGACACCCCGAAGATAATGATGTGAAGTGTGGAACACCGGAAGCTCATAGGTTTATCTGTGGGTGTATTGAGTGGGTCGTTGGATTTTTGGGTGGGGAATTTGTTGATATCTCATTGGAGAAACACGATATTCCTTACAAGAGAACGGACGAGGAATTGGAAGCTTATTTGAAAGAAGTTAAACAGAGCCGGAAGGAAATGGATGACAATATGCGGAAGAATCGGTCGGAAAGACCAACACCTGAACAAAAGCTGATTGACTTTATTCAAGAAGTTACGCAACGGTATTATATCATACCTGAGATGGAGGATTATTGCACCGATTTGGAAGAAATTAAGGAAAAAATAAATGAATACAGAGCAAAATACGATAGATGGTATGGAAAAGCATCGGAGCAAGATTGAAGGAACACGAGCGGCTATTGAACAGCTTCAACAACAACAGAATGATCTATATGATAAGCTGATTGTGGAAATCAACCCATCGGAAGAACAGGAGCCTTGGTTATGGGATCATTGTTTCAATAGCTATCCCTGTGATTCTTCGGAATATTCTAAAATGGTGGAAAGGGGAATTTACGGTGAGCTATAACGACATTACGGGAAAAGCAATAAAGACTGGCATCCAGAATAAAGCCTATGATGAGGGTTGGGAGCGCATCTTCGCCAAGAAGACCGCTCACGAATGGCTTGAAACAATGCCGGATATTCGGCTGCTTGATCCTGATGGATGGAGATGGAATGATGGGGTGACATTGGATACTCCCATCAAATGGTCGGATTTTAACAATCGTTTGAACCATTCAACAATCTGTGGTAGTGTTCTGGTGTAGGGAGAATTTCCAAACCAAGTGTGGCATCCACTGTGCCAAGTATCTGAAGGAAAAGATGTCGCCCGATAGTGATATCAAAGTCTATGTGCATTCTGCAAATGAAGAGGGGAGACGCATTATCCGCGAAATCATGAAAGATTTCTTAGCTTGACATCCAAAATTTTTCGTTAAATAATAACATGAAGAACAACGTAAGCACACAGGGGTATTTCATCAAGAGACTTAGGGATTCGGGATTCGCCACCATCAAGCTGTTTGACAAGTATGCCCAACACGATCCCCGCAAATGGTCGATCATGGTTGATCCCAGCAATACTTCGGTGATCATCACATGTTACCAGAACAAGGAAGCTTTGGGGGATGTGATGTTTGAATTTAATGATGGGGGTAATCGCTTCATCAAGAACTTCAATCTCAAGACACAGAGCATGGAAATCGTGGTCACTACTCTGATTGAAAAGGGGGTGGAGCAAATGTATCCTAACTCAAATTATGTTAAGTATAATCATGAAGAAGGATGAAGAACCGGAGGAAATCTTCGTGGATGATCAGGTTTTGGAAATTCTTCGGGATTCTCTGAAACAAAAGATTAAAAAAGATCGTAAGGGGGGTAAGAATCAATCCAACGCTGCCCTGAAAGCCACTTTACAGGAATTTATGACTTGTGGTAAACTTTTCGGATACGATCTGGATGGAAATGTTGTGGAAATCGCATTTCACGCCAATAAGATGGAGGATAATGCCATGCAGAACCTATTCATTCAGAAATTTGGGGAATTCATGGCTGGTAGGATGAATATTGCCGACGATTTTTAAAAACTAGATTACAATTTACATATGGAAAATTACACCATATACGAAATTGAAACATTTGACGATAAGTGTCCGAATTGTGGGGTGGATATATACCAATTATTACACGTTGAAGAGTGGGGTAGGACGTTTTGCGTTGATTGTTTAGATAGAGAACTTGAAAAATATGATAAACATCTTTAAAAAACCAAAAATCGAAAAAGGCGATGTTTATGCAGTCCAAACAGGAGATTTTGTCGGGCAATTATTCAATTTCATTAAAAAAGATGGGGATGATTACGTGTTTCTCTCCGTTCCAGATATAAAAATCCAAAGAGTTCCGATGGAAAAATTTGACTTTGCCAAAGAACATGAGATTATCGAATTCGTTGAACATCTCCCAAAAAATATCCGCCGCGTTATCGAAGCCCAATACGAAGTCCTTGCAAAAGAGGATGGTTGAGATTCCGTCTGACTATGTGGTGTCCAAATTCTACGAGTTTGGGTATCGTCCCCAACATAACACCGGACAAAACACGTATCAATGTTGCTGTCCCATATGCCGCGAGGGAAAAAGCTGGGGGAGAAAGAAAAGATGCTTCTACATTCCCGAAAACGACAATATTTTATGCCATAATTGCGGATGGTCATCCAAACCTTATAAGTGGATCAAGGAAGTGTCGGGATTATCATTCAATCAGATGGTGGATGAGATTGAGAAGGGTAATTATGGGATGATCAATGTCATGGACATGGAAGATAAGCCCGACAAACCCAAATCATCATCCCTGCCGATAGATAGCATCAATTTATCTGATAAAAATCAGACGGATTACTACAAGACCAACAAGATCGTCCAAAAAGCTCTGGCTTACATCAAGGAAAGGCGACTGGATACCGCTGTAAATCGTCCAGATGCCTTTTATATCTCTTTGAAGGATGAAAAGCATGATAAGCGTCTGGTGATCCCATTCAAGGACGAGACGGGTAAGATTGTTTATTACCAAAGCAGACGATTGATGGATGATGAGTCTCCATCATATCTGTCAAAAGATGGGGGAGATAAGAGTATCTTTGGTATTGAGCGCATTTCATCCGATCTGGATAAGGTTTTCATTATCGAAGGTCCATTGGATGCCTGTTTCGTGAGAAATGGGCTTGGTCTGGGGGGTATTACCAAGGGAGATCAGCTTTTCACCGCATACCAACAGGAACAGATGGATGGTCTGAAGTTCTTTGAGAGGATTTGGGTGTTGGATAGCCAATGGATCGATAAAACAGCGAGGGAAAAGACCCTAAAGCTCATAGAAATGGGGGAAAAGGTGTTTATTTGGCCAGAATACGATGGAAAGAGGTTTAAAGACTTGAATGCTCTATGTATGGCTTACGAACACGATGAATATCCAGTTGATTTGATTGTAAAGAATAGTTGCAAAGGTTTGGCGGCAACGGTAAAAATGAAATTGATCGTTAAAAACTAGAATATAATACGAAATATGATCGATTATAAAGAATTATTTGATTGGTTGGATGAAAATGCTGGAGAAATCGTATATGAATCATATCCAATCGCTGATACCGGAGATTATGACGGAAATTGGGTTGTTTATGAACATCTAATGGGTAAACCACATAGAAAAGCTATCGGATGGGGATCAACACCTGATAAAGCCATTCAAGATGCGATGAAAGACTCTGAAGATGAAACCAAATTTAATTATATCCCACCGGAATATCGTTAAATTATGACCAAAAAGAGAGTGACAAGAAAAGAATTGATAGCGTGTATCCAAGCTCTTTTGAGTAGAGATTGGGACTGTGAATGGGATGGTAGGTTTGGAAAAAATCCTACTGAAGTGGCTAAGGATATTCTCAAAAGAGAAAAAACAGCCAAATAATTACTGAGACTTCTTCGCAGTGAGAAACGCCTGTTTCAAAGCAGCAAGATCGGAAGCAATCCGCCCAATCTTCACCTGTTGGTTCTTAATGGCTCCCAGAACAGACTCGGGATTCGCAGTTCCCAGAACGCTTTGGATGCTATTTGGCTGATCACCATTGAGATAATTAATAAATTTGTCAATATTACCCGTCCACTTATCAACAACACTAATCATCTGTTCATTTTGTCGAGCCATGGCATCCCCAATCTCATCAACAGCGGATGGATCAACTTCCATATCAACGTCATAATCATCCATGGCAACATCATCGTCTAAGGACATTTCAGCAGCACCACGCTCCAAATCAGGATCAATGTCAAGTTGGGGAGCTTCTTGGAGCATACGGAGGAATTTGTTGTGAAACTTGGTAGTCATACCTTTATTTAGTCAAAAGTGTTAAATATCTATATGTCTGCTTCAAATTCTCCTTATTCCACAGCAATCGCCTCTGGAGCCATCGATTTCGACTTTGAAAGTTCGTTAAATCCTTCGGAACAGATGCGAAAATACAAGACGGATGAGAAAGAAGCCAAGGCTCCCCATACTTTACCGTTTGAATTTGGGGAATTACCCCAACAAATGGCAAATATTGTGGATAATGCGTTTGCCGCATCTAAAAATCTGGAAAATCTCCTGAAAATGGAGGAATTCCAGAAAAACGGGGAACTTATCAAGCTCAAGGGTAATCTGGAGAAAATGATTATGTATTTGATGCAAAATGGGGATAAGACGCTTGAGAAATTCACCATCGGGTTTTAAAAACTAGACTACAATCCTAAACATGGAAGACGACAATACACTTGAATTGGAAATGGTGATGGATTTTATCGATCAAGCTGGGGAATTGCAGGATATCTGCAATAGACTCTATATTGCTCGAAATATCGCATTATCTAGTGAAGGGGTTGAAAAGTGTTTGAAGGAAATTGACAATATTTTCAGAGATAAAGATAATTTTAACTGATGTGAAATAGTTCCGTTATCTTATGAAAAGTCATGAAATAACATTTTGTTCTTCATTCAACGACCCGTCTATTGACAAATCTCCTGAAGCGTAAATTCGGGCGAACTCAGCCCTATATTTGAAATTCTTAATCCTTCCTTGAGGATGTTTTTAGCGGCATTTAAATCCCTTGAGTGGATCGTATTACACTCCCCACATTTCCAAGTTCTATCTTTTAAGGTTAAGTTGTCATTTTTATAACCACAATTCCCACATAATTTAGAACTTGGAAAGAATCTATCTATCTGTATCAAATCCCTTCCATACCAATTACATTTGTAAGTAAGGATTTCTTTGAATCTGAAAATAGATAATTCTTGGATCGACTTTGCCAATTTATGGTTCTTCATCATTCCTGAAACGTTCAAGTCTTCAATGATTATGAGTTGGTTTTCCTCTATAATCTTATTGGACACCTGATGAAGATAATGGTTTTTTATGTTTGATAATTTATCATGGTATTTTGCTAATTTGATTCTTGATTTCTCTTTGTTCTTAGACCCTTTTAATTTTTTAGAATGCCGTCTGTGGAGTCTGGCAAGTTTCTTTTGATTGTTTCTTTTTATCTTGATATTTTCCCACTCATGTCCATTGGAATCAACGATAAAAGTCTTGATACCAACATCCAAGCCAATCGATTTATTAGACAATGGTAATTCCTTTTGAATTGGTATCTCAACCAGAACACTGAAATAATATTGACCATACCCATTTTTGGATAATGTTGCTGATTTTATATCATCTTGAAAATTATTAAGATGTGTTTCGTCTCGTTTGGAGCATTTGAAATGAATATTTCTTAGAGGTTTTATAATGTTGATTCTATTACCATTTATTTTTCCAATTGCGTCCACTGGAAACCTACAAGATTGTTTATTTCTCTTGGATTTAAATTTTGGAAATCCTGCGCCATTTTTGAAAAATGATTTATATGCAGCTTCCAGATTGATAAGAGACTGTTGTAGAACTTTGGAATGAACATCCTTTAACCATATTGTTTCCTCTTGGCTTTTCAAGCCCGTAAGATGCTTACCAAGCTCTTTAAAAGATGTTGATTTCTTATCGTCGTTATAATTTTTAATTTTCAATGCCAAACAATTATTATAGACAAACCTACAGGAACCCAATAATTGGGAGATGTAATTCTCCTGTTCTTGAGTTGGATAGAGTCTGATTTTAATTGCCTTCAACATTTAGTATAGTGTGTATATACTTATTTAGTCTTTCGGTGAAACTTTTTTTAAAGATGTTTATATCAGGCAATCAATTCACAATTTTTATAGACTTTTCACAAGAATTTGTTAAGTTGAATAATACTCTGTGGTATTGGATAAGTAGAATGTAGTGAGTAATCGGTTAAAAACTAGAATACAATAGTGAGCGATGTGAAATACGAAATCCAGCATAAAAAGACAAAGCAACGCCTTCAATCCACAAAATCTTACCCATTTCGGTTTATTGCTAAATTGGTTCTTGAATTTGCAAAAATTTGTGGTATTGATGGTGATAAGTGGCACGTAGTAAAGGTGAAGTAATGAAAAATCAACAAAAATGGCTTACAGACAAGCTCAAAGGAACTTGGATGGACAAAGACGCACTGCTGGAAATCTGTTTATTTGAATCTCTGGTTCATTATGTGGAGAAAGAGAAAGGGTTGGACCATTGGGGTGCGAATTGGGATAAAGAAATCGCGGATGGTCATGTTGATCAGATATACGTGGATGAAATCAAAGCTAGGGACGCTTTGATCAAACATTGTTATGACTGGATCAAAGTGGGAAGGGTTGAAATCCAAAAATTGCTTGACTCCATTGAGGATTGGAAAGAATATACGCGGATTGAGAATGAACTTTATGGCGAGGATTCAGAAGTGATGCGAATCATCATCGAACAGCGCGGTTACATGTGGACATGAAAATTATGAACGAAAAAACAAAAAGAATAGGATTGCAAATATTGGGAGGAATTGGCATTTCCCTTGGACTGGCTTTCGGGTTGACTACAAATGAGATGGATTTCCTACGGTATTTTGTATTGTCCATGATTGGATGTGCAATGGGAATGTTCTGGTGGGACAACCGCAAGCAAAAGGATGACAGGGTTGCCGATTTAGAGAACCAGCTTGAGAAAAAGCAGACTGATGAGCGTGTGATTGTTCTGGAAAAGATGCTTCAGGAAGCGGATGGCGTGATGGTTGAACAGGAGGATGTGATTAAAAACTACGAGAGTATGTTGGACGAAGCGACTGTTAGATTTCCCTGCAATTGTGGACAGAACATGTTTGAGGGGATATTCAAACCGGAGGAGGAATATGAAGTGAAATGTGATGCCTGTAATAATACGTATTCCGTCACTCTAAAGATTGATAGCATACTAATTACCGAACCAATCGAAGACTTGAACATAGATAATCTAATTAAAACAAAACTGAATGATAACAATAAAAACAAATAAAAAGGGGTTGGTCAAAATGACCATGGAGGAATTCGCAAAATGGGCTTGCTTGGTGGAAGCATTCCATTTCATTCAACAGAGGGCGGAAGAGCTTGAAGTGAATCCAATCAACATGATCAAACCAGCAGCAATCGAAAAGTATATTGAGGAAAGATTTGAGGCAATGCTTTGGGACACTCGGATTGAACATCAATTAGGAAATATTTGAAATGAAATTATACTATATATCACAAACAAAAAATCGTGGATATGGTACCTTCGACTCTGCTGTAGTATGCGCTCCCGATGAGACTACTGCTCGAAATATTAACCCCAATGGTAATTCGTATTCGTCGTGGTGTTATCCCGAGTATGTTGAAGTTGAATATCTTGGAGAAGCCAAAGAAGATATGGAAATGGGTGTGATTTGTTCGTCATTTAATGCTGGCTAATATCACAGCTTCCTTCTCAATCTTATCCATATCCTCCAAGGATACCACACCCTTGAACTGTTCCCGAAGAACTTTGGTATCCTGTCCCAATTCGTGGTGTCCAATCATGTAATTACGGAAGCGATCCTTTAGGTCGTTCTTGTATGGAATGCCAGCGGGACGTTCAAAGCGGTGTAGCCAGCGCAGGAAGGGCAAGCAGAGCGTCTTCTTACCGTGTTGGCGATACTTCTCATGGATATACTTCTCCTCGCCTCCAAAGCCCCGAAACGCCTTATTGAAGCCCAACCACGAATCTGTTCTACAGGAGAACAATCCCATGCCTTGGGCTGGTATTTCAAAGGGGGGCGCATCCGTTTCTTTGGCTCTTTCATCCGTTTGCCAAGTTCCCCACATATGGGAACTCCAAGTGTCATCGAAATGGGTGGAATAATGATGAAAATCATCATAAAGCAATGGACCTTGTAAAAGATTACCAGCATCCCCCCCACAATCATATAAATGGATCAATTTTTTCAAGGCACCGGGGACGATCATCACATGACTGTCCATGCAGAGGGTGTATGGACAGTCAGACAACGAAAACACCTTGTTTTTAACGGTGGATGCGTTGTATTTGGTGAATGGGAGGTATTGAAACGGTTCCTTGATCCAATTCGTGAGATTTCTATTGGATTGTCCGTGTGCTGAATCAGGATTATTATCAATAATAACAAATTCAATATCATTTAGGACTTCCCGATGATATGTGCGGATGGCTTGAATGCTGAAATATAAACCATCGTAATCATTGTAGGTGGGAATACCAATCGTAAGTTTTCGCATGTCAATAATTATCAGAATCCCAGCTTTTTACAATAGCCCACACATTCAATAGGCGCGATTGTTCCAGTATTTGGAACAATCGTCGTCGTGGTTGTGGTATTTGGTATTGTAGTGGTGGTTGTCGTGATTTGAAGTGTGAATGGATTCAATGATGTTGGCGGTATCAATCCAATCACTAATGGTGGTATTGTGAGGGTTGTGAAATTTGGGATGATCGGAGGATTGATGATCGGATCATTTGGGGGTGGCGCACAACATCCACTTGGAGATTCTGTGGTAGTCGATCCAGATGGAGTAGTGCTTGTATTTGGATCGGGAGTAGTGCTTGTAGTCCCAGACAACGTTGTAGTAGTGCTTGTAGTCCCAGACAACGTTGTAGTAGTGCTTGTAGTCCCAGATAATGTAGTCGTGGTAGAGGTGGTAGTTGGGAATGGTGTGGTAGAGGTGGTAGTTGGGAATGGTGTGGTAGAGGTGGTCGATTCTGGAGTGATCGTGAAATTTGTTATTTCCAATATCACCCCAACATCAGAAGAGTGCCACAAACCGTCGCTAGTGGTGAAAGATAAATCTATATAATAATCGTAATCAACACCGTAAGAATTATAGAATGAAACGGTGTTGGAAGATGTTTG